AAAGCGAATTGCCCCGGTTTTTTCAAGAAACTGGGCGGGCTGAAAGGTTTGTTTCTGGCCGCTCTGGAGAATCAATTAGGGTCGGCAAAAAGCAAGTCGGCATCAGCGACATCCGACCCAGCTACACCGACGAACTAAAGGCGGTTTTTGCCGTGGCAAAGCACTTCACTTGCTCGCCTGATGAGGTGCTAAACCGCTGGTCTATGCCGCTTTTCCTTGACGCCTTGGAGGCCATGCAGGTGGAAGCCGAAATTACCTACCGCATACATGAGGCGCAGGAAGTCTAATGGCCGTATTCGTTGAAGAACTTTTAGCCCGCCTAGGTCTTGACACTGACGAACAGTCATTCAAGAAGGGCGAGCGCGGCATGGATGACTTGGCCGCTTCGGCGGTCGAGATGGGTACGGTTATCGGCGCTGCGTTTGCTGCTGTGCAAGCCGCCGCTGTCGGCCTTGTGGTCAACTACGCCAACAATGCCAAGCAAGTTGAGAACCTATCGCGCGTGGCTGGCGAGGGTTTCGAGGCATTCCAGCTATACGCAGCCGGGGCCAAGACGGTTGGCGTAGAGCAGGACAAGCTAGCCGACATATTTAAAGACACCAACGACAAGATAGGCGACTTCCTGCAAACCGGTGCGGGGCCAATGGCTGACTTCTTTGAGAAGGTCGGGCCAAAGGTAGGCATTACCGCCGATATGTTTAAGGATCTATCCGGCAAAGACGCATTGCAGCTTTACGTTGACGGCCTAGAGCGCGCCAACCTAAGCCAGTCAGAAATGACTTTCTACATGGAGGCCATCGCCAGTGACGCTACCCTGTTGCTGCCATTGCTAAAGAATGGTGGCGCAGGGTTTAGCGCCATGGCTGATGAGGCTCTAGCAGCCGGATCGGTCATATCCGAAAGCGGCGCGAAGTCGGCAAAGGCTCTCAATACCTCTTTCGCAATGCTGCAAATGTGGATCACCGGTCTTGGCAATGACATTGCAGAAGAGCTGATCCCGACCGTAACAGAAGTAGTTGACGGCATCCGGCTATTCATCAAAGAAAACAAAGCGCTTATATCGTCAACCATTACGACGACCATCAAGGCCGCAGCGGTTGCGCTTAAAGGCTTGGCGGTGGCGGCTGGTCTGTTTGTGGCATTCAAGCTAGGCATGGCAGTGATAGCAGCCGCTAAGGGCGTGATGATCCTGTCAGCAGCCTTTAAGGCAGCAAGGCTTGGTGCTCTACTGATGAATGCCGCAGTCCTGATGATCCCTATTTTGATCGGACTTGCAATTGCCGCCGTGGCGCTGCTGGCTGATGACATGTACAGCTTCTTTCAAGGCGGCGAGTCCTACATAGGCGACTTTGTTAAGCAATGGCCATTGCTTGGCGAGGCTATCTACGGCGTAGCTGACGCGCTCAAATTCGCATGGGGTTACGCGGGCGATATGTTCGACCTGCTGAAAGCCATTGTTACGCTGGACTTTGATGGAATGGGCGATGCGTTCGGGCGCGTTATTGATCGCTGGAAGTCTATGCTTGGCGGTTTTGTTGAGTGGGCTACAGGCGTTCTGCCTGAGCCGTTAAAAGGCGTTCTAGGCATTGGTGATATGTCGGTAGGCGGCGCAACTGGTTCGCCAATGACGCCAGCACCTGTACCGTCTGTGCCGCTTATGATGCCGATGGCAGCTATTCAGGCCGGCGCAAGCTCAAGCAATCAGGACAACCGTCAATACTTCATCACCGGCACCGACATAGGCGAGGTCAAGCGCGTGCTTAACGAAAAGAACGCTTACGCAGCCAAGACCATTGACACAGGGGTTCAATACTAATGGCCCTGATATTCGATCCCGGCACCCTGTCGCAGTTGTTCGGCCCGCAGTTCAACAATATCAGCACGCTGCAAGTGGACGTGACCCTAAACGAGTCTCACGACTTCCCGGCTACCGTCACAGAAAAGCCGGTAGAGGACGGCAGCAACATTAACGATAACGTGATCTTGGGCAATGCCAAGCTGTCCATGAGCGGCATCTTGACCGACGACCGCCTAGGCACGTCAAAGGTAGACAAGTGGCGGGCATTGCTTGAGATTCAGCGCTCACGCGAGCCGTTTCTAGTGGGTACGTCGCTTGGTGGCTACCCCAATATGATTTTCACCAATATCAACGCAACGCGCGACGTTAGCAGCGCTGGCGCAGTGTTCTTTACTGCTGACTTGACCCAAGTTCGGATTATCCAAAGTGAAACCGCGCAGGTGCCATTGCGGGCGATACGCGAAGATCGCAAGGCTAAGCAAGCGCCAAAGCAGGATAAAGGCAAACAGCAGGTTAAGCAGCAGACGCCAGAGCAGGCCGCAGAAACCGAAACCCGCACGCGCCGCAGCCTGGCCAAGCAAATATTTGGGGCTAGCGAATGATCCAGATTATCCCGGTTGCCAACTATCCCGATCAGCGCTTTCGCATAACCTTGGAAGGCGTGACCCTATCCATGCGCGTCTGGTGGTCGGCGTTCGACTCAATCACGGCTGAGCTAGTCGGCGATGACATACAAGGCCAGTGGTATTTGGATATGTCCAACACGGACGGCACCGTTGTTATTAACGGCATGGCCCTTGTGACAGGCTGCGACATGCTGGAGCCATACGCATTCGATGGCCTGGGCGGCCTGTGGCTGGTTGATGACGAGGGCAAGGCGCGCGACCCGGGCCTAGATGACTTGGGCGTGATCCATACGCTTTACTACGTCCCGCGCGCTGACCGGGAATCGTTCAACTCTGCAATCGGGTGGGCGCGTTGAGATTCTGGAAGGGCTACGCCTATCTAGTCGTTGAATATAACGGCTTTGAACGCCGATTCGACGTTGAGGATCAAGACGGTCGATTGCTTGCGCTTGACTTCGAAATCAAGATGACGCGCAGCAAAGAGCCAAATCAAGGCGTATTTAACCTGTACAACCTATCAGCCAGTACGCGGATGGAGATTGAGACAGATGCTAAGGCGGTGCGGTGTTATGCCGGTTATGACGGTGATGCAAAGCTGATCTACAAAGGTGACTTGGTTTTCGTTAATTCGATCAAGCAAGGGCCGGAATGGGTCACGACCTTGCACTGTGGTGACGGCTTCGCGGCATTCACCGAGTCTGTTACAAGCAAGACTTATGCCAGCGGCACAGAAAAGCAGGTAATCCTAGATCAGATCGCATCCGACATGGGGCTTGTCGTCAAAGCCACAAAGGACGCAATCGGCGGCGCGCTAACTGGAAGCCTGTCGATGGATGGCAAATCCAAGGATCAATTGGACGTGCTGACCAAAGACAACGGCGCGGAGTGGTCTATTCAGGATAATGAATTAAACATCACGCAGCTAGGCCAGCCAATTGATGACATTGCTGTCGTGCTGCGTGCTGATACCGGCCTGCTGGAGCATCCCACGATTACCGACAAGGGCGTGAACGTAAAAGCCCAACTCAACCCGGACATTCGCCCCGGCAAGCTGATCAAGCTTGAGCCAATCGCGGTGCAGGTGACGCCGGTCCAAGGGCAGATACCAGAGCGCGGGCGCGACTATGCCGGCCTGTATCTCTGCCAAACCGTGCAATTCATCGGCAACAACTACGGCGGGCCGTTTGACGTAAACATTGAGGCGGTGCGTTATGACAACTGACATTACCCGGCAAGAACTGGAGCAGGAAGAGGCGCTAAACCACAGCATTGACACCATGCTGTATCTGCTGCGCACTGCCACGCCCGCCGTTGTCGTGTCGTTTAACGCCGCTCAAAACTCGGTGCATGTTCAGCCGTCACTAATGGGCAAACAGCGCAACAAGGATGCCAAGCCGCTACCTGAGCTGCTAGACGTGCCAGTTTTGTATTACGGCGCGGGCGATTACGTCATTACGCACAAGCCCAAGGCTGGCGACCAATGCCTGTTAATCGCCGGCGACCGCAGCCTTTCGCGCTGGAAGCAGTCAGGCGGCGTGGTAGATCCTGCTGAGCGCAGACGCCACAACTTAACCGACTCGGTTGCTTACTTTGGCCTGAACCACTACGCAGCGGCATACCCGGACATAAAGGCCGGCATCGACATTCGCACGCGAGATGGCCAAACCTCGCTGAACTTGACCGATACGCAGCTAGCGCTAGAGATCGGAGGCACGCCTATTTTTACAGCGTCATCATCTGGCGTTGCATTTTCCGTGCCAATTACTGCGCCGGACGCTACAATTGCAGGCGTAACCCAGTCAGCGCATAAACACACAGGCGTCCAGACTGGCCCAAGCTCTACCGGAGGGCCGACCAATTGACCCAACTTGCACTAGAGCAAAAAGGCGAAGAGTGGGACGTTCAATTCGACGAATCGGGCGACTTGATCGAAGCGTCCGGCGCTGTCGAGACTACGCAGAACAGTAAGTTCCGCTTGCAGATTATTGCTGGCGAACTGTTTGAGGACGAGCGCCCCGGCGTGCCATGGCTTACAGATATGGTTGATCCTCGCGTCTCCATTGATGACAAGAAGCAAATACTGCGCGCCGTAATCCTTTCTACTCCGGGCGCGGTATCCCTTGAGCGCCTTGAAATTGCAGTAGACGAAACAACCGGAACAGCCGAGGCGTCATTTAGCGGAACAGCGCAGAATGGCGAGACTTTCAGCGCTTCAATAAATCTGGCATGATTCTCGCATGACTGAAATCAACGATAGCGGATTTGTCCGCGACAGATACCAAGACGAGCGCGATTCGATTGCTGGGCGCTGGCAGGTCTACTTGCCCGGTCGGCGTACTGACGTACAGTCGGTAAACGGTCGAATCATCAGCATTGAGGCTGAGCTAGTCGATAACCAAAACGGCCAGATTGGCGCGCTGTTGGAATCGTTCAGCCCGTTTACTGCGCGCGGTAACTTGCTATCCCGACTAGCGCCCTTGATGAGCAAGCGCCGCCGCGAAGCTGTGCTATCTAGCGTGACCCTGACCGTGACCGCTGGCCCTGCTGGCGCGACTATCCCGCCTGGCTCGATTGTTGCGCAAGTGGCCGGGCCTGCAAAATTCATCACTACCGCACAGGTTATCGTGGCTCCAAGTGGAACAGCTACCGTTCCAGCCGTCGCGACCATTGCGGGATCGGTTGAGGCCGCATCCGGCACACTGACCAAAATTGATACGCCGGTATCGGGCTGGCTAACCGTTACAAACGACGACGATGCAAGCGTAGGCCGTGAGCGCGAGTCAGACGGCCAGTTACGCGCGCGGATGCTGTCTACATCGTCCGCGCCTGTAGGTACGCCGGAGGGTATCGCCACGGCAATCAGTGAAGTGGACGGCGTGTCTTATCAGTTCGTGCTGGAAAACCGCACCAGCAGCGTTAATGGCATCGGCATGCCGCCGCATAGCGTTTTCCCTATCGTGGATGGTGGCGCAGACCTGGCAATTGGGGAGGCGCTGCTTAGATCCGTTGCCGCTGGTATCGACTACACCGACAGCACCGACATTCCGGTCGGCCCTAACTGGGTTTCGGTTGTCGTGACCAATCCGTCAAACATGCAGTCTGTGACAGTTTGGTTCAGCCGCACAACGCCGGTCAGCACTGCTATTGTCGTGACCATTGAAGCGCAATCTGGCTTTCCTGCTGACGGCGCGGCCCGAATCAAGTCTGAGATTGTTGCGTTTGCCAATCAATGGCCGGTCGGTAAGACCTTGTTTAGCTCTCGCCTGTACTCGCCAGCTAACAACGTGCCAGGCCATGAAATCAATAGCCTGACCATTGGCGGCACAGACCGGGTAGAGCTTGATCCTTACGAGCGCATCTTGATAACTGGCGCTAACGTCACGGTGACAATCGTATGACGAATCAAGAGTACGTCCGCACGCTGGTAATTAACCAGCTTGGCGACTCGCCGTCTTACAATCAGATACTGCAATGGCTGGCGGAGAATTACGACCGGCTGCAACTTATCCTTGACTACGTGCAGACGATTAACGTCTTTGAGGCGCGAGGCGTCTGGCTTGACCTGATCGGCGCGATTGTTGGGCAGTCGCGCGAGATTCCAGAGGCGATAGCTTTTGAGTATTTTGGGTATCGCACTCAGCCATCAGCAACAGGATACGGGCAAGCCAGATACCGACGCGCTGGCGACCCATTAACCGACTCATCAATACTGCCTGACGGCGAATACCGCCAAGTGATTTTGGCGCGCGTGGCTCGCAACTGGGCCGACATTAGCGAAATTGGCGTTGTTGAGGGGCTGCAAAACATCATCAACACCAATCAGATATTTATTAAGCGCCAGAACGGCGGCGGGCAATTCTCGGTTTACATAGGCTCAACTATTTCTAGCAATACTCGTGCCATTATCTCAAGCCTTGATATAATCCCCAGAGGCGCAGGCATTGGCATAGACGTTGTGTCGTCTGGCTTGCCAGCAAAAACATTCGGATACCGCAGCCAAAATCAGGGTTTTGCAGGCTACGGCGTCGGCTCATACGCTCAGAGGATCATTTAATGTCGCGTCCCGACTTCACGCTCACATGGGCTGCCTCCCGCCCATCCATCCCGCCAATCTCGGCAGGTAACTACGCGGCAGGCTGGGATACATACCTAGGCCCGCTCCCGCCGCTTGGCGACGATCATGACTATGTGATGAATTTGCAAGACAAGCGCGCCGTTTGGCTTGGCGGGCAAATGCTAAAAGCGGTGGGCCATGAATGGCAGTCTGACGTTACCTATGATGCCTTTGCGGTAGTTCGCAGTCCGGTAAACGGACAGCTATACCGCTCGCTTGTTGCCTCAAACATCGGCAATGAACCAAGCGTATCTGGTGCGCAATGGGCGATTGGAGTTGTGCAAGTTTCCAGCGCAATGCCTTTTGGCTATTTTTCAGGCTTCGGAATGGCTAATAACTCCGCAGCGCCAACTACAACTATTGACGTTAGTCAGGGCTCTGCCAGGAGCTCAGCAAACACCCTTGACATATCAACGGCATCAACTATCCGAGCAATTTTGCAGACGTCTGGATCATGGACTGCCGGTGACAACCAGAACAAGCTAGACACGGGAGCCAGAGCGGCAAACACTTGGTATCACTTATTTGCCATACGCAGAACTTCGGACGGGGCGGGCGACGTTTTGTTTTCACTTAGCCCTACCGCGCCAACAATGCCTAGCGGTTATTCTGGATTCCGTAGAATCGGGGCGGTACGGACGGCAGCCGGCAATACCATTATCCCGTTTATCAATATCGGCGACGTTTTTGTATTCTCAACTCCGATACGCGATGCTTATGTGACCGGGGCCGTAGCCAACGTAAGTGCAACAGTAGCAATATCTGTACCGACAGGCGTTCGCGTCAAGGCTTACGTCAACGCGGCGACATCATCTAATGGCGCGTTTGTGTATGTGAGGCCGGTAGATGGCGCTGCTGTAACTATGCAGGCGACAGGGACGGTAAGCCCATCATGGTTGATCGGCTCTGGCTGCAATACAAACGACACAAACGAGGCGATTGGCGCTGATTCTCAGGTTATAACTAATACTTCGGCGCAGGTTGTTATTCAGGTAGGCAGCGTCGCCACAACAGCTTATGCGCTTACAACTGTTGGTTATGAGGAGTTCCGTTGATGCCATACGTTCAGAGGAACGAAACCGGCTTGATTGTCGGTATTTACGAGAACATGCAACCTGGCGTTGCTGAGGAATTTCAGGAAACGGCAGAGATCGAACAGCCGATTGTTGTGCCTCAATCCGTGACCATGCGGCAAGCTCGCTTAGCGCTGCTAAATGCAGGACTGCTTGATGACGTAGAAGCCGCTATCAATGCACTTCCTGAGCCGCCTCGCCGAGCAGCTCGCATCGAGTGGGAGTTCAGCAGCGAGGTTTTCCGTAATCGTGACTTTGTGCTTATGCTTGGTCAGGCGCTAGGGCTTGACGCTGCGGTAATTGACGCCCTATTTATCGAAGCGGCCACGCTTTAATGGTCAGGCTTGCGATGTACAAGGGGCGCGGACAGATTGGAAACGCCTTTATCCGCTGGTGGACTGGCTCGCAGTATTCACACTGCGAGTTGGTCGTATCAGGCTGGTGCTATTCCAGTTCCATGATGGACAAAGGAGTGCGCCGCAAGCTGATCAATATGGACAATGACAAGTGGGATCTTATCGAGCTGTCTTGGGCCGATGAAAATCTGATCCGGTCATACTTTTACGAGACAGATTCAAACGAATACGGATGGCTAGGCTTGATCCGGTCGCAGCTATTCAACCGTGGACGCACTCAAACTGGAGCGCAGTTTTGCAGCGAGTGGTGTGCTAATGCGCTTGGGCTGCCTAACGCGCCAAGCTACAGCCCCTCATCACTGGCCAATCAGATTTCTTACATAAACTCAAAGCACATCTAAGGGCGAGGCATGGCAGACGAAATGAGCAGCATACCGCCAAGCCACAAATAACGGTCGAGTAAGGAACGTGAAATGCCCGACAAATACACACTATGGCCAGCGCTAGTCGAGGCCATCAACACGCACGGACTAGCTGGATTGATGGCGTTCGTTTTGGGCTATTTACGGATCATCTACGATGACCGGGAGTCAAAGCCAATGCGTCAATTCATTGAGGCCCTACTTGGTGCGTGCATCACCGTGGTAGTCGGGCTTACCGCTGAACACTTCGGAATGTCTAGCGGCTGGGCTTATGCTTGCGCGGGCTTTACAGGTGTGCTGGGCGTTAATCAGGTGCGCGTACTTGCGCAAAGATGGGCCAACGGAAAGGTGGATCAGTAATGGACTCTGTTCTAAGTCTTGAGTATGCGCGCTGGCGCTTGGTTATGTCGTCAATTGCGCCATGGTTGGCAATTGGGCTTTTCTTTGCTGTTGGAGTTATCGTGTTTGAATCCGGCGTAAGGCATGGTGGCTACATTGAGCGCTCAATAATCGCCAACGAGTGCAGGCAGGCAGGGGCGTTTACGTCTAAGCGAACAGCCTTTGATTGCGAGGTGCGGAAGAAGTGATCACAGACAGCTACAGCCAGCTAAAGCGCGACGAGGGCGAGGTGTTGCACGCCTACCAAGACCATCTTGGCTTTTGGACTATTGGCGTGGGCATCCTCATTGACCAGCGCAAGAATGGCGGGCTGCGCCCGGAGGAATCCGAGTTTATTTTCCGCAACCGCCTCAAGTTGCTTGATGCAGAGCTTGCGCAGCGCCTGCCGTGGATCTCAAAGCTAGACCCTGCACGCAAAGGCGCGCTTATCAACATGGCGTTTCAGATGGGCGTCACAGGCCTGATGGGTTTCAAGAATACGCTTGCATTGGTTGAGCAAGGCAA